TCCTTCTTCTGCCGTTGGGTTTTGCATATACTGTGCATTCCACTTGGCTACTGGAATTGACGCTTTTACTCCGTCTAATTCCTCTCGACTCCAATATTCGGGCCATAGTACATTGTTTGTATCTGGAAATATTGCAGGAAACTCCACGACTTCCCATTTGTCTGCTCCTCCTTCAGCTTGCTTAGAGATAACTCTAGCTGTTAGGTCTTTAATACCCCATCTCGTCATAACAATAATGATTGACCCACCTGGTTGCAATCTCTGTCTAGGGCCTGATGTATACCATTCGTAGATACTGTCCAAAGACGTTGGACTTAACGCATCTTGCTCTGATACTGGATCATCAATGATACATAAATCTGCACCACGACCAGCTAACGCACCACCCACACCAACAGCGTAATATTCACCACCACCATTTGTTGACCATCTACCAGATGCCTTCGCATCACTTGCTAATTTTATATCAGGAAATATATCCCTGAAGTCATCGCTATCAATTAAGTTCTTGACTTTACGTCCAAAACCTACTGCAAGTTCTGCCGTATGTGTTGCTTGTATTATCTTCAGATCAGGTCGTCTGCCCATAAGCCACGCTGGAAACAAGTAACTAGCAAACTCTGATTTTGTGTGTCTTGGCGGCATATTGACAATCAAACGCTTAATTTTGCCGTCAGCTACTTTTTGCAACTTGTCCGCATATATTTTGTGATGTTTACCCTCAATGAAAGTGGGCCAAATCTTCTTTACAAACTTTAAATAATTTTCTTGACTTGTTTTCTGCTCTTCTAAAACTTTAAGACGATCAAGAAGAGGAGCCATCTTAGAGATTTCATCATCACTAAGATATTCTGCAAAATCTGAGGCTTGTAAAACCTGATCCATTATGCTGTCGCTAAGAGATTATCCAATGCTTGCATAACCTTACCACCTTCTGCATATCCAGCAACCCCACCTTTTTTCATAGATTTAGGAGCAGCAACACCTGTTAACATCTCAATTAATTTATTTATATCGCCTGTATTAAAAGTAGATGGAACGAAATCACTTACATTACTGGTAAAAGGTGAATCAACAACTGTAGGAACTGGCTCTGGTACAGGTGTAGGCACACCACCGCCTATTACGTTTGGTGGCTTATCCTCTTCTTCTTTTTCTTCTTCTGGTTTTGGCTTTAAGATAAATGGATTTTCATTGTTATCATCTCCTCTATCTATAGGAGCATTCGGATCCATGCCAGAAACCAACCTACCACTTGCATCTCTTATACCAATAACACGACCACTATTATTTCTAACTAATTGTTTTTCTGGTATTGATTTTGAAGTTTGATTAAAATCACCAAAATCATAATTAGGTTGAACATTAGACATGTAATCTTTCATAGTCTGTGTTCTTAAATCTGGTGCGTTAAATCCAAAAAATGTTTCACCTAATCCCATAGGTCTGCCTAATGCTATTTCGTTAGCCATGTTCTCTCTGGTCTTTCTCTCTATTGCGTCTAATATGCCACCTGCTGTGCCAGTAAAACCTTTGCCTTCAAAGAATGTAGGATCTGAACCCCTTCCAGCTTTTGTTTGACCAATATCTTCTCCATACAATCTCTCAATGTCTGCCATACGATTAGCATTAAAGTCTCTGCCTACTTTTTCTTCAAAATCTTCTGGTACAGTTGATAAAGTTGGAAAGTCAGAAGCTCTGCCAGCAGATGCTCTGTCGATGTCATCCATATCTCTCACATTTGCATCTTTTTCAGCTAATGCATTTTGTCTTGCCTCTTGTCTTGCATCAACAATATCTAATGCAGGAGCAAAGTCATCGCCAACAAAGTTTCTTGTGTCTGTTGTATCAATATCAAACACAGTATCAACAGGTCCTATTCTTCCAACCATATTTTCTAATGATGTGTCCACAGGCTGTTGTCCTGTGCCTATATTGTCTGGTTGAAAAATATCTCGTCTACCAGCCATAGTTTCTAGTGCAGTGTCTGGTATTGTAGATATATTTCTGTCCAATCCTCTTTGATTCTGTAATCTATCAGATAAAGTCTGGTTGTTTACATTCGCTAATTGTTTTTCACGATCTGTAACTCTTTGTGTGTTTGCAATCGCTCTATCCATAGCAGCTAATTCTGCATCTGTAGAACCAGTTACGTTAGGGTCAGTTTTTGTTCTATTTTGTCCAAATGCTGTGTTTAAATCAAGACCGTCTAAAACATTGCCACTAAATGTAGAATTCAATGAGCCAGGTCTGAAAGACGCTTGAACAATATCTGCTGGATTTACGTTTTTAGCAGAAGATGTCAATATGTCTTTATTGTCAAACACATTTGCTAACTGTATTCCAGTATCAGCAGGTCTTTCATCTTGTAAAAGATCTAAGTTAGCCATAATCGCACTATCATATTCTTTCTGACCAGCATCTGTTAAACCACCTGATTTATCAATAAATCCTAAAGCATCGCTTTCTGAACCGCCAAAAACCTCATTTTCAGCTCTTGCAATCGCCTCTTTTAAAATCTCTGGTCTTGGAGTTGGGAAAGTAATATCTTGATCGTTGTCATATCCACCAGTGTAAACACCAGAATCATCTGTGCTGTAATCAGAAACATCGTTGTCTTCGCTAAATCCATCATCACTTGTAGCATCTACGCTACCATAATCACTAAATCCACCAAAGTCGCTGTCATCAACCTCTCCACCATCAAAAAATGCTCTTGGTAACCCACCCATTAACTGCGTGCTACCTGGCATAAACCCTTCATTGAATATCCGCTGGTCTATCATATTAAACATGTCAGGTCCGCCACGTAACCCAATTGGGTTAAACTGATAATCAAGTTCTTTTATCTGAAACGGATTAGCAGGTCTTGCCATCATATCTTGTATTTTTGGAGGATTAAATGGACGAAATCCATTAATTCCAGAATCAAAAATAGATAAAAGCGGCTCTCCCGTCTCTACAGGTCTTGATAAATCCATAGGTCTTGATAAACCTCCAGGTCTTGCCATAATTTTAGGTTGGGGTACACGCTGAAATAAAGAAGAATGTGGTAAAGGCTCTGCAATTTCCATTAAAGGTTGAGATGCATTAATACTTTGACCACCACTACCTAAATTAAAACGCTGACTTGCCATCTGCTGAACCTCTTGAATAAATGGCTCAACCTGAGTGCTATCTATCTGCTGAGATAAATAATCACCATAACTATCCAAAGGATTACCCGCTACACCACCTAATTGCATGTTCACTGGCTCGTTGAATATGTCAATATTGCCCATATCATTAGGAGTCGGCATCATAGGGGATGACCCCATTGGAGGAATCGGGGTCATAGACGTTGTATTTGGCATGGATTTTAAAAAATTGTTAAAATTACCCCTGCTTTGGGCTGTTGTCTCAAAACTTACCTGTGGCGGTTGTGGTGGTACAGGTGGCGTACCCATATTTCCGCCCAGAGGTCCATTCGCCATGAAAATCTCCACAAAAAAACTAATTTATGTGGAGATGATATACGATTAATTTATTTTTGACAATAGAAAGCCCATTTCTTTGTGGCTTTGTGCTAAAATTTTAGAAACTATCTGAGAATTTGCAGAAATATCGTCTTTCATCTTCCTCATAAGAGCCTCAATCCTGTCAACATCCCATTTCGTCAACGGCTCTTCGTGATTTTTTATGTCATCGTGCAATTCATCCATCTTATCCATGTTCTTACACAAATATTTCGCTGATAAAACTACAGATATGGGAACTGGCTTCGTTCCATGCTCATAATGATTCCACATCCTATGACTTAATCCTAATTTCTTCGCCATGTTTACCTGACTTATTCCTAATTGATTGCGGTAATTCAACATTTCGTTGTTTTTTACCTTCGCATAACTGTTTTCATTACGTTTCATTGGCTAACTCCTCTAATAAATTCATTTTTACTAAATCTTCTACAAATTCTTCCTTCGTTCCAAATCTAATAGGCTTATAAGTATAATTGCAAATGTCCATAGCGTTGTCTTTTAACCACTTAGTCTCTGAATCACTCTCGCTTATACCCATAAAATCCAAAACACCCATGATATCATCAGACTCAAAGGTCTTCTTTCTTCCGTAGCTTAATCTATATCTAGGCATAATGCCCTCCTAACATACAAGATGTAGCAATGAATACCAAAAAGTGCAAGATTTTTTTTATAAAATTTTTTTTGGAGGTCGTATTTGAAATTGATGGGGGTCGTTTGAGGGGAACACGGTTT